CATTAAAATAGACAATGAAGATTTATTCCTAAACCAATTAGAAAGTCTATCTTTTTCCTCCCCTTCAGGTGAAACCACTTGTAATTTCTGGTACTCCTATTTAGATTTAAACAGAAGTTCTTTTAGTTCGGGGTATACGGAAACCGAATACCTACTTTTCCCGTCTTGCGGAGGACTAGAATATCAACAATTAGAATTTGAAGAACAAAACATCAATAATTTAATTAATAACCCTATTGGGCCAAACGGGTCTACTAGATTTATGTGGGGAGCTGCGGGATATGGATTTTTTGAACACAACACAAACACACTACCTAACCCAAATCAGTATCTAAAGGTTATAGACCCAAATAGAGACGAACAAACAGTTTTCACAATAACAGATTCTAGTAACTATGCGAGTATAGAGGAGTTATTTGATGTTTTCACTCCAGATATTTTAGATGTGTTTGAAAGATACTTTTTGGACTTTACTAAAAAAGACACCCAAGACGACATATATAACACAACAGCTACAACCTCAACCATATTAGGAAATGTAGAAACTACTTTTCAGAGTCTATTCAGAGAAATGATGAAAGTAAAAAAATCACAATTAGATGAAAGTATGATGTCTAATATAAAGTATTTAAATTATGATTTATATACGGCACAACTTAATAATATAAGTCAGATAATGAAAAACTTTTTGGGTGGACAACTGTCCTTTAATTTTTATAACCCTAAAGACGTTAATATTAAATCATTTAAATCATTTTTACAATTGGATGGTGCTGATTATTACGATTTTGGTAACTATACGGGAAACCTACCACCTAATGTCACTCTTTTAGATTCCCAAACAAGTTTTCCCGACGAATGGAAAACACTACAATTAGAAGTAGGGTTTTATTCACCAGTTTTATCTGGTCAAACCACAGATTTAATATATGGGGATTTGGGTAATTATGTTACTGATTTTTTTATAGAAAATAATATAGAATTTACCTCTGATAACATAAAATTATTACGTAAAGTTATAAGAATGTATGTAACTGAAAGGATTGTTTCAGGGCCCAACCAACCAGTTGACGTAACAGAATTTAAAGGTAAAATATTTAATCAAATTATCGACAATTATAGTAATTTAAAAAGTGAGTACCTAACCCAATTGTTTTTAAAATTAAAAAAAGATTTACCCACTACTGTTTCTGGTGAAGTAGAAGAATTTCAAAACCAATCTGCTTATCAATCAGATGAAAACAAATTAGAACAGTACATGGTTTTTAAAACATTAAATGATAAATGGATATCTGGAGAAGAATTTGGTTCAAAGTTCATATTTAAAGATTTTTTATTTTTAGATGTCGCGAATAGAGACATTGGAGATTTAGCTGTTTTAGATACAGAAGCAATTAAAAATTTCACTAATCCTCAAAACGCGAACGCTTCTTTATTAACTATTATAGGTACCTTATTACAAGGTAATTATTTTAATTTTTATGGGATGCCTAGTTATATCAATTTTTATGGTGTAGCTTCTAATACTAGTACACCCATCCCTAAATTTAGTACACAAGATGAAGCTAATGCACTATTTGGTACCCACCTAGAAGTGGATTACCTAGACTCTTCCCCAAAGTTCGTTTGTCAATATGTAGGTCCACCATCAACTCAATTGTCCGACCTAGGGCCTCAATCAAGATTTAATAATGACTCATTTATGTTGGGTAGGACTTCTGAAAATCCATTATTTAGTAATTGTAATGACCCAGCTAGATGTAATAAAGTCATGTCTTTTGCGGTAGATTTCGCAATTCAATCTCAGGGGATGTTTAAAGGTATAAGTTTAGACCAAAGTCAATTTAAAAATACTAGTGAATCTTTTGTTGTTACAGAAATGATGGCACAATCTGCTAACGATAATAGTATTATGACTCAGGGGTTAAGTCTTTTTAATGTATATAAATCACGTTCATATACCTGTAAAGTAACCTCTTTAGGTAATGTATGTATACAACCTACAATGTACTTTACATTAAGAAATGTACCTATGTTTAATGGCCCTTATTTAATTTTGGATGTCGAACATACAATACAACCAAATACAATGACAACAACTTTTACTGGAGTTAGAGTTCCATTCCATAAGTTACCAGATATTCAAAACATAGTCGCTAAACTTAATAAAAAATTAATAAGTAGAGTAAAGGAAAAACAAGAAACTGAAGTAAAGGTAGCTGAAGAAGGTGGGTTTAACGTAGAAGGTACAGTTGAATATGAAAATGTAAAAAATAATAAAGTATATTTTCCAGGTAGAAATAAAACTAGAAAATATGTGGTCATCCATGTTACTGGTGGAATAAATTACGGTTCAGACCCTGTTGGTAATATAAATTCCCAACACTTAAATAGAGGTTGGGCAGGAATCGGATACCATTACTTAATTTCTAGAGGAGCTGCTGGTGGAGACAATGAACCAGATGGTACTTTATATGGAGCTAGACCTGAAAATAAAGACGGTGCACATGTCCAAGGGCATAATCAAGAGTCTATATCTGTTTCTATGATTGCGGATTGTCAAAAAATTGGTTCTTATGATAGTAGTGGAGCCTACGCAACTTCAGCACAAAAAAATACATTAGAGTGGACAGTACTTTATTTATTATTTGGCACCCAGATATTCGAATTAGAACCAAACCTAACATTTTCACAACAAAATTATGACGATATACCCGCTCATGAGAATATGAGATTAAGGATAAACCCAATTGATGTGACTGTGAACGACCCTAAGGTTACTAATAACAAAGAAAAGGGTGTTACTGTTAGTATGTGGAAACAAGTTGTTAAAGGACATAACGACTTCTCAAATAAAAGATGTCCATGTTTTAGAAGTCAAGAAGCTTTAACTGGTACTTTAGGTAATAACCTAAGAAAAAAACTAGCTCAAATTTTTCAAGAAATAGAAAATAGTAATATAAAAGGTATTTCTAATATGAACCAAGCTATATTAAATAATGTATTACAAAATAGAGGATTTAAAGTAGTTCCTAGTCCTTATAGTACCGATGATTTAGCTTCAGGATTATCAACATCACCCGTAAATCCTAGTAATACTCAAATAGTTACACCACCGAATGACGATATCGTGGGAGACCCAGGGCCCGTTGGAAATGATTACGCTTAGTTAGTTTTTTAATTAAGTCATTTCTTTAAAAACTAACTATTTATATATAAAAGAAATATATTATGAAAAATATAGAAAAAAATTTAGACAACTTTTTAGGAAATAAAAACACAAATAATAAAAATCTTAAGATAGAAGAAGAAGGTTTTGAAGAAGTTTGTGATACAAAAACTGGAGAGTGTAAAACAATTAAAACTAAAGACGGACTTATCGAAAGAGTAAATAAAAAAGTTATCACAGAGGACGGAAGAAGTTTATTAATGGGATAAAAATCCAAATAAGATGAGGAAAAAACAATTAATAGGAAGTATTTTATCTGAAGAATTAAAGAGATTTAATCAAATTGGTAATTATGTAAATGAACAATTTATGGGTTTAAGTAGTGCTAATGTTTCATTAATGGAACAGGAACCAACGGAGGATGAAGAAGAGGGTGGTGAAGACGAAGACCCGTTAGCGGGTTTAGACCTTGGTGATGATGCAGTCGCGGATGATTTAGGTGGGGATGATACTACCGATACTACCGATACTGAAGATACTGAAGATATTAGTGGTGATGAAGATTTAGGTTTAGAAACAGAAACCTCCGACAATACAGAAGAATTAGAAGTTACAGATATAGTTAATATGACTAAAGAAACTGGTGAAAAAACTGATGAATTAGAAACTACAATAGGCAAACAAAGTGAAAATTTAAATTCATTAATCAATAAATTAGACGACCTCGAATCTAAACTTAATGACATGGATAAAATTATTTCAGTTGTAGATAATTTAGAGGATAAATTTGAAAAATATAGACCACAAACTCCAGTAGAAAAATTAGAACTTAGATACCTAGACAGTGGACCTTTTAATCAATCTCCTAAAAGTTATTGGGAAGAAAAAGGTGAAAAATTAAAACAACAAAAAGACAAACACGAATATGTCTTAAACGGTGAAGAGGTTAGTGATTATAGTGAAGGTGATATAAAAAATAGTTGGGTTTACAGTCCAGAAGGAGAATAAAATTAATTTAAATTAATAGTATAAATTTAGGGGAAGGTCATTGACTTCCCCTTTTTTATGTGTTATATTTTCACATATAAACATTTTAATTAATTAAAAAAAGAATAACAAATGAGTAGTTTAGACGCGGTTTTAAAACAGTACGAACAAGGACAAGTTCAAAACAACAGTCCAAAAAATAATATTAGTAGAGAAGACAGACTTAAAAAATATTTTGCTACCTACTTACCACAAGGAGAAAAAGAAGGTGAGGCAAATATTAGAATTCTACCTACTAGTGACGGTAGTTCACCATTTAAAGAAGTGTACTTTCATGAAGTACAAGTAGATGGTAAATGGGTTAAATTAATGGACCCAGGAAAAAATGGTGACGGTTCACCAACAGGTGAAAGAAGTCCCCTAAATGAAGTTGAAGAAGCTTTAAAACTTACGGGTAATCAAAAAGATAAAGAAATCGCTAGACAATACCGTTCTAAGAAATTCTATATCGTAAAAGTTATTGACCGCGACGCTGAAGATGATGGTGTAAAATTTTGGAGATTTAAGTGGAACTATAAAGGTGACGGAATTATGGATAAAATTATTCCTATCTTTCAAAAGAGAGGAGACATTACAAACCCTAAAGAGGGAAGAGATTTAACTCTAATGTTAAAATCAGTCCCACTACCTAGTGGTAAAGGAAATTATACTGTAGTTTCTATGGTTTTAGCTGAAGACCCATCTATATTATCTAATGACGAACCACAAGTAAAAGAATGGCTTGGTAATAGTGAAACATACAAAGATGTTTACTCACAAAAACCTGTAGAATATTTAGACGCCATTTCAAGAGGTGAGACACCAGTTTGGGATACGGACCTTAAAAAATACGTTTATGGCGATAGTGAAACTAGTATCGATATGGGTACTACTACCCCTTCTAACACCAATAGCGGAAAACCTGTTGACCCACAAGCTGGTCAAGAAACAGATAGTGATTTACCATTTTAATAATATAATATAATGGCAATAAAGAAAAAAAGTTTTAAAGATATTAAAAGTAAGTTCTCTAAAAAAGCTTCCTTCAAACCAGATAGATTCTTTGATTTGGGGGAAGCGTTTCTAGACGCTACAGGATTACCAGGACCAGCCATGGGACATATTAATATGCTTTTGGGACATAGTGACACTGGTAAAACTACCGCTTTAGTTAAAACGGCTGTAGACGCACAAAAAAAAGGTATTTTACCTGTGTTTATTATTACAGAACAAAAATGGGATTTTGACCACGCTAAACTTATGGGTTTAGAATGTGAAAAAGATAAAGATGGTGATTGGGACGGATTTTTCTTATTTAACAATGGATTTGAGTATATAGAACAAATTACAGATTACATTAATGAATTGTTAGACGCTCAAGAAAAAGGTGAACTAGAATACGATTTAGTTCTTTTATGGGATTCAGTAGGTTCTGTACCATGTAAAATGACTTTCGATGGTAAAGGTGGTAAACAACACAACGCTAGTGTATTATCAGATAAAATCGGTATGGGGATTAACCAAAGAATTACAGGTTCTAGAAATACTAATTCTAACTACCTAAACACACTAGTTACCGTTAACCAACCTTGGGTAGAGTTACCAGATAATCCTTTTTCACAACCAAAAATTAAAGCTAAAGGAGGAGAATCACTATGGTTGAACTCAACAATCGTATTTTTATTCGGTAATCAGAAGAATGCTGGAACTTCTAAAATAACAGCAACAAAAGATAAAAGAAAAGTAAAATTTGCAACTCGTACAAAAATTTCAATTATGAAAAATCATGTTAATGGATTGGGTTATGAGGACGGCAAAATATTAGTAACAGCTCATGGTTTCCTTAAAGGTAAGGACGCGGGAGAAGAAAAGAAATCAATAGAAGTTTATAAGTCTGAAAATTCTGAATATTGGAAAGACATTATTGGTTCTGATGGTGATTATAACTTAGCAGTTGAAGAAACTGGTGAAATATTTTAAATTAAAAAAACAATGGCAAAAGTAGAAAAAGGTAGTAAAGTTAAAGTGCATTATACGGGTACTTTAAATGATGGTAATAAATTTGATAGTTCTCATGATAGAGGACAAGCTCTAGAATTTGAAGTGGGTTCTGGTCAAATGATAAAAGGATTTGACGAAGGTGTTGTGGGTATGGAAGTAGGTGAAACTAAAGATATACACATCAAACCAGAAGACGCTTACGGTTTAAGAAAAGAAGAAGCTCAAACGGAAGTACCAAAAGAGTCTCTACCACCAGACTTTAATCCTAAAATCGGTGAAACCGTACAAGGACAAACAGTTGACGGTAGACCAATATTAGCAAAAGTTAAAGAATTACAGGAAAATAAAGTAATTTTAGACTTGAACCATCCGTTAGCGGGTGAAGAACTTAATTTTAACGTTGAGTTAGTAGAAATAGGAGAGTAGTGTTTAACCCCTTAATAAAAAAATATGTTAAAGACATTAATTGTCGATGGTAATAGTGTATTACAAACAGGATTTCATGGTGTAAAAGATTTTTATCATAACGATAAACATTTTGGGGCTATCTTCTATTTCCTTAATACAATTAAAAAACATCTAGAAAAATACGACTACGATAAAGTAGTTGTATTTTGGGATGGTAAAAATAATCATAAATCTAGAAGAGAACTTTACCCTAACTATAAAACTAATCGAAAACGAAAGTTAGATAAGGATAAAGTTGATGACATGTTTCGTCAAAAAAACAGGATTTCACAGTACCTGGAAGAATTTTTTATTAGACAATCTGGTTTTAAAAACTGTGAAGCTGATGATTGTATAGCTTACTATACTCAAAACAGTGAGGAAAAAACTACAATTATATCTAACGATAAAGACCTTTTACAACTCATTAATAGAAATACTAATGTGTGTCTATTAAAGGACGATAATCTAATTACACATAAAGATAAAATTAAATGGGGTAAGTCACAAATAAACTTACCCATATCTAATGTGCTATTAATTAAAATATTACTAGGTGATAGAAGTGATAATATAAAAGGAATATTGTACTTTGGAGAAAAATCAGTATTAAACCATTTCCCAGAAATAGAAGAAAAAGAATTAACTTTAGAAAAAATACTACATAAAACTAAAAAAATATTAGAAAATGGTAGTAAAGATAGAGGTTTAAAAAACTTAAACGAGGGTATTTGTGGTGATGGAAGAAAAGGTGAAAATTTTTTTGATATAAATAGGAGACTTATTGATTTAAAAAATGTATTTTTAACGGAAGAAGCTAAAACAGAGATACTTTCACTAATAAAAGAACCTTTAGACCCTGAAGGGAGAGAAAATATAAATGTTTTAGAAATGATGAAAGAAGACGGTTTATTCACGGTCTTACCTAAATACAATGACGAGTGGACTAATTTTTTCAAACCACTAATTAAACTAAGAAAAAAAGAAATAAAGTATTATAATGAAAAACAAATTTAAAATGGAAGAAAAAAAAATAACTAAACTAGAATTTCTATTATCATTAGAAGACCATATTATATGTCAAAGGTTTTTTAATGTTAAAGGATTTAAACATGGTAATTCTAAGTCATTGGAGTTATATGACTTAATCGAAGAAATACAACTAGATGTTCA